TAATAAGGCATCTTTCCACCCAAAGATTTCTGGATATTTTCCATCTTTTAGCATTGTCATATTAATGCCATAAGTTTTTTGCAAAGATGTTTTTTGAAACAAAAAATTCTTTATTTCCTCGGTATTAACATTTTTAGATAAATAAATCTTAATACAAACCTGCTCACCTGTCAAATCATTTAGACCAATAATACCTAATTCTGGATTATTTTCCACAAGCTTTGTAATTTCTGAACAAACTGTATTTGTATATACACTATATGGCAATTCTTCTACGACAAGGCAATGTTGTTTTTCGTCATAAGTAATTTTAGCCTGGATTACGCATCCTTTTCCGCATCCTTTTTCTAGGCTAGAATATACTTCTTCTTTATTAATAATTGTTCCGCCAGTCGCAAAGTCTGGAAAACAAGCAATTTTTTCATATTCAACATTTGGGTTTTTCAATAATTGAATCAAAGCTTCATTTACTTCTTTTATATTAAATTGCGGAATTGAAGATGCGATACCAACAGAAATACCGCTTGTACCATTTACAATGTTGTAAAAACCCAAACTAGAAGAAACGCGAGGATATTTTTCAGTATCATCATAATTATTTGCCCATTCCAAGACAGTATTTTCATTTGTTTCTTGGAAAAAATAATTAGCCAATTCAGATAAACGAGAACCAGTGTATCGAGACGCCGCCCAGTTTTCTGTAGCAGTTAAATTACCAAAAGAACCTTCGACTTCTACCAATGGATAGCGCATAGAAAAAGGCTGCCCGCTACGCATAATAATACCCTCACAAGAACTGTCTCCGTGTATATATAAGCGCATTGCGGACCCTATAGATTTTAGTGTTTTGTTAAAAGGTCTCCCGTGAACGAAATTATCTGTATACATACAATAATAAATTTGACGAGCAGAAGGTTTAATACAGTCACGGACATCTACAAGAGCGCGAGATTGGATAACAGCTCCCGCATACTGTGAAAAACTTTCTTCTATAGTTTTCTCTAAAGGAATTTCGTTGTACAAGTTACTCTTTCACCTCGCTAAAATCTATATTATTAAATATGTATTTTTTCCGATATTCTGTTTTTGTTCCCATTAATTCTTGCAATAGTTTAATTGAATCATTTGTCGGACATAAAATATCTATATGTTGATTTTCACCAAACATAGAAGCTTTAGCCTGTTTAGCTGAAAGTGAGCCAAGTCCTTTATTTCGTTGTAACTCACCAGAAATTTGACCTCGAACTTCATTTATTTCTTTGTCGTTAAAGAAATATTGTTCTTTGCCATTTTTCTTCAAAATATAAAGGGGAGAACGTAACCATGCCAAGCGTTTTTCTTTTATAAATTGAGGACAAAAATGTTGCAAAGCTGCCATAATGAGCAAAGCAATATGATGCCCATCGCTATCGCTATCTACGCAGATAGCTATTTTGCCATATCGAAGCTTTCCTACTTCATATTTTTCTCCGGGACTAATCCCTAATGCTTTAAAAAGTAGTTGGATTTCTTCATTTTCTAATAATTTTTCGTCAGCATTAGAAAAAGCATTAATAAGTTTACCTCTTAGCATTAAAATTCCATACTTTTTTGAATCACGAGCTACTGACATAGAAGCTCCCGCAGATAACATATAATTGTTATATTATATAGACTATTTCTTCTGCCTTTGGCAGTCTATCGTTTCGGTTTTCAGATGATTCGTTTCCTAAAACATCGCTGCGTATCAATAGCAACCCTACTTCCCAACAACGGGAATAGTCGTTACAGAGTGAATTATTATTTATGCTAACTCCCAGTGAGCTGGTTGATTTGTTAGTTGAACCTTCCCACTCGTATAATTTTCTTTATTACCAAGAACAATATCTCTAATTCGTTTTCCCTTGTCCTTTACGCCTGCCCATTCTGCCGCTTGTCTAGATGATTCAAAGACAAGACCAGTTTCGATATTTCTTACAGGAACTGCCTTTGGTTGCGCTTTTCCACAAGCTTGCGGTGAAGCCGCTTCTCTATGTAAACAATATTTACGAACAACACCAATAGAACGATTTGTTTTTCTAGAAATTTCACTATAAGAAAGTCCTTCGCTGCGCAATTTCCGCATTTTGTCTATTTCTTCTTGTGAACAAGCTCTTAGTGTATTGTTTTTCCCTATATGAGTGTTGCCATTAATACAGGATTTTGCATAGGTTTCATGCCATTTTTTATTTTCATCAGAATAAACTTCTGGCAAAATACCTCTCCATGTTTGATAAGACCAAACTTTTTTAAACCCTGATTTAGAAATAACTCCACAATATTTTTTATAAGCATCGCGAAAAGGGATATGAGCATTATACATCAATCGTATTTCTTGTACTTGCTCTAACGTCAAAATACTACGTGGATTTGTTTCATAATGATTACTTTCTCCACCAAGCGTCATATTATATCCATGGTAATAGCTATCATATTCTTTTATATAATATATCTCTTTTTCATTTAATGATTCAATGGGACATTCTTCCAAAATTTCACAAAAGAAATTAGAGGCCCCTAGTTTTTGCATTGCTTGATGTAATTGAGTAAAAGAATCTTGTGCCTTACCTTGACTAGAACGAAGATGGGCATACCATCTAGCGTGTATATCTACACTTTGTCCAATATAAATATTGTCATTTATTTTATTTTTGATAATATAAATTCCACATTTTTTTTCCATAAATAATAATTCCTTCCACGAGACACTACCCTCGTTAGCCGATTAGAAAAATCGACCCCTGCTGATAAACAGGAAAAATAGATAAGGGCAAATCTGCGTTACTTACCCTCTACAACCAATAAGGTTGATTCTTCTCCTAAAAATTCCGCATCCTTTAATTTATCGGGATGGAGAATTCTGATTCTGTTAGAAATTCCTTTGCTTGCCTTAATTCTTGCCCTAGCCTTTTTAGCTGCTTCTGCTGCTTTTCGGGCAATGAGAGCCTTTTCAATAATAGCCGTTGCATCGTCTGGATTACTATCTAACCATAATTCTAATTCACGAGCAAAAATCTTATCAAAATCAGAATTAATTTTTACAATCGTTGACTTTACTTGCGCATTATAGACTACTCCACGAGAATTAATGTTGCATACAAGTAGTAAGCCTTCCCGCAAAGAGTTTCCATCTAATGTCTTATCATTCTCTCCCAATAGTCCATTGGACTTTGCCCAATTATTCAAAACCTTAGTAAGAGTAGATTTAAGACTTGTGATATGCGGGCCGGTGTCAGTCAAACCATAATTAACATAAGGGATAATTTTATCGCTATCCGCAGAAGTAAAAGTCATTCCTAACTTAAAGTCTTTTTCCTCAATGACTAATCTACTCTTGGTGACTTCAAAATTATTTCCTTTTTTGAGGTCCAGAATATCTTCGATGCTATCATGATAAATTAATTCATCATTAAACTTAATTGATAAATCATTGCATAGGCAACAAATATCATTAAAGAATTTTTTGAAAAATGAAATATCTGTATGAATAGAAGAGAAATATTTTGCTTTGGGAAGATAGTAAATATCTGTTCCTGTTTTTGAATTTACTTCTAACTCTTTTGTCTTACCAACTTTTCTCTCTTGGAGAACACCATCTTTAAAAGTCAGAGATTCATAACCTTTTTCATTCCAGGATATAACTTTAAAAGTCTCAGAAAGAAAGTTTGCGGCTTTTGCCCCGATACCATTTAATCCTAGCGAAGTTCCCTCATAAACTCCGTCGTCAGAATATTTGCCAGAGGTATTTAAAACAGAAAAAGATGCTTCAAGAATTGTTTTCCCATCTTCTCTGACTTGATTAATAGGGAAGCCTTGTGCTTCATCTAAAACATGACATTCTCCCGTTTTTTCATTAACATCTACAGTAATTAAATTACCGTGTCCAATATTGTGTTCATCTAAGGCATTACTAAAAATCTCTAAAAGTAACTGATTAGGATTCTCTGTGCTGCCAATATACATACCTGGTCGCAACTGAACGTGTTCGATTGGTGTTAAGGATTCAATACTATCTTCTTTATAAAAATTATTTTTCAAAATTCACCTCTTTCTTATCTCTACAAAAAAAGAAGAGGTAATCATATATACAATTACCCCTTCTTTTATTATTCACACAAGCCTTATAATTCCTGTAATTTCTCATTCTTTCTTTTCTTTTTTTGAAGAGTTCGTTCTTTGTCTTTTTGTTTGCGCTGATACTGCTTAGAGTTGTTTTCCTTGAATTTCCGCAAACGCTTTTCTTCTTGTCTAAGCATATAGAGTCCATCAAGCCAACCCTCGTCAGCCGCACATAACTCTTCTTCATCGAAAATAGGACCAGCAATCATAAAATAGCCTTTCTTGAATTTTTTATAAAAAGCAAAAATTTTTCTGTTTTTCCGAAGAAAAGAAAAAACTTTCAAAAAGAAAAACTCCATTTTCCAAGCAACCTTGTCATATCTCCGTTGACTAAACGTCTGCTTGCGGGCCTGTACCGTTTGATGACGATGAATAAGAGAATAGGTAGTCAATTCTATTCAATATCTTGGGCAGAGCCTAACTCACTAGCTTTTGCATATCCCAAAAAAAATACTCCAAAAGACGAATATAGAAAACATTTTTGGACCTTCGCCCTACAAATAATAAACGCCCAATATTCAGTCATGCGGGAGATAAGGCTGAACAATAGGGAGCTACCCTATTACTTCTTACCCCAGCTAAAAGCCATTTTCCGCAGGAGGACTTTACCTCCAACTTTCACCAGTCATTCAGCAAATTTTCTTTTCATTTCGCTCTTTCACGAGCCATTAATTAGTCAATATGCTGTAGCTTCGGCTACTCGTCCTAGCTGCCCCGGTTATAGCCAATTTCTCAGCTTCAACTACAGAGTGGATTATTGGATTTCCAAGGACTGGTTGGCTTCCACCCCAACCCTAACTTGGATTCTTGCTCACAGAGCCGTCTATTGTTCCACCCCAGGTGACTAGACCTTTTGCGTTCACGATTATTACTTGCGCAGCAATTAATTCACCAGCTTATCTGGTCGTATTAATTATCATTACTGATAATTAACTCTCTGCCTGTACATAAGGGTATCCTCTTATGTTCGCGGGTTTAACTGCTCCCATGACCCGTTGACCAACGGCATACACATGGTTAAAAATCGTTTTCAATATTCATCTTTCAGAGTACAACAAGTTTGGTTTCCCTCACTTGCTAATATATATTATAACACGAAAATTATTCTCAAGTCAAGTAAAAATTTTTGTTTTTTTAAAAATTTTACTTATCTGTCAGAATAAAACTTGCATCGCAATTTGGACAAGCAATGACGTTAGTGCCTTCATGACGAATCATTTCTGTTCCGCAAGCACGGCACTTAATCTTGCGGGAAAAATTACGCTTTTTATCTGCCTTCTCGGAAAAACCGCTATTCAGAAAAGCGTTCTTTAGTGCGTTGCCTTTAAGCATAATTACTCCTCAAATGTTTTAAAAGAAACAATGTTTTCATTATTAATCTTTTTAATTTGCTCGACAATATCCTTCGTTTCAAAAACATAAGGAAGTCCTTCGCAATCCTCAAATGAATCTTCAAAATAAAATGTCAGCAATGGGTCATTCTCACTAATAGAAAGAAGATAATCATCTGCATCATCTTCGTCAGCAGAGCCGTAATATTCAGCCTTGTTGTAATCATCTTTTTCATACTTAATATTGTCCATCGCATCATTTTTAAGAGAAGATGTATCATAAACAACTTCGCAGATTGGCTTTCCATTTACCAAGAGAAGCATAGAAACTTTTGGAATATAATCTAAAATTACAGGAATGTCCTCATAAACAGGTTCTAGACTTGCGGAATCATATGTACCGCAATCCTCTGTAACATATTCATCATCGTCTCTTTCATAGCCATATGCTATCTCAACAGAGAATTCTTTTGAATCAACTTCATTATCCTTGGCGCAAAATCTCATTTTTTTTCTCCAAATTAAGGCTCAACTGTTAGAAGTAATTTATCGTTCGGCGGGAAATTATTCCCATGAAAAAACCACCAAACCATAAGACCAAAAACAATAATCAAAAAAAACAAACACCAATTCAACATATTAATCGAGCCTTTCATAAGCAAAACCATCGTCTGTTGAATAATAGATATGACGTATTCCCTTGTCACGCAAAGCCTGAATACAACCATTACAAGGTCTTGCTAGTCCATGACCGCTTTTGTGTCCAAAAGAAACCCTATAGATATAAACCTTAACCTTGGAATAATCAAGCTGAAGATTTGTTGTATAGGAAATATGACTTAGGGCATCAATTTCCGCATGAATACTATGCTGAGCAGGCTTTACTCCATATCGAAAATTACGATATTTATTGTAGTGCTTTTGGAGAGGATGCGTCCTACAAGAATTGTGCCCTGTGGAAACCACATATCCCTTATAAACAACTACACATCCCAAATGAAAAGGGGAATAATCTGATTTCAAAGCTTCCTGCCGAGCTTCTTCAAAAAACTTTATGTCGCTCTTAGAAAAAACCACTCTAAAATCTCCTTTATTCTCCCTCACTCACTAAAATATATTATATCATACTTCCAATAGGCAAGTCAAGTGAAATTTTTTCGGGTTCTGAAAAATATCTTATCGTATACTCATATTGAATAATTGCGGCAGCCTGGCTTACATTCAGAGAGCGGACTGAACCAAATTGCTGAATATAGCAAACTTTATCACACAGCTTGATAGTCTCTTCTTTTAAGCCATCACCCTCATTGCCGAAAACAAATGCGGACTTGTGGGGAATGAATTCGTACTTTGCCAAATTCACAGGATTATATTTTGCTATATTGTCTACAGCGAAAATATAATACCCCTTTTCCCGCAACATTTCAATTACCTCTTGGGTGGTATCGGCATGATAGACGTGTTCTAAATGAGTAGTACCCACCGTTCCTCGCCTATCAAATCTTCTACGCCCAGTAATATAAACAGCTTTACCGAGAAAAGCATTATTTGACCTAATGACAGAGCCAATATTGATATTGTAATCTAGGTTTTCGCAAATAGTTACCAAATCGCCACGTCTAGGGTCTAGGTCCGCACGAATTTCTTCTGCGCAATCATTCTTAAACCGCTCAATTACATTATTCTTTTGAGATTTACAGGTGTTTACCCCATAAGAGTATTTAGTTATCATCAATCAACCTTATGATATTATCGAATCGTCTCTCTGTACAATCATCATCTTGAAACCAAAGATTCTGGCTATCTCTTCCAAAAATATAGTTCTCTAACAGTTGACCGAGCCTTTGGTCTGGGATTTCTTTCCAAACTTTATTCAGCTTTTGGCAAATACGGTCGATACGCTCTAAATCTCTCATTCCTTCTCCTTTTTCTTATAAATATATTATAACACGTTTTTGGTCCAAAAGCAAGAAAAAAATTTTTCAAAATAAAAAAGAGTGCCTACAAATCGTAAACACTCTTGAATTTTTGGTGGAAGCGTGAGGAATTGAACCCCAGTCTATTTAACTACTTTTACACAATTCATTTTATCACAAGATTATCCAATTCTACTCTACCATACACGGGATATCTGGAATCGGCAACGCTCTCCCGCAAGAAGGTGCTTCTTTTTACTAGACTATTCCCCGCATCCTTATAAAGAATAGCCAAGAACTTTTTCTCTATTTAATACTTAATAAGAAACGCTAAGAAAGTTTAAACTTATCTTTATTAAGCAGCTAATGCACAAACCTCATTAGCTAGGTATGACATATCATTGCCATTTCTCGTTTCGTTAGCGTTAAGGACTGCTAACTAGACCTCTTGGAATCATGTAACCTCATTAAATATCGAGAACCTGTCGCCCCCGTTTTATGGTTCTTCCTCTGGGAATCGAACCCAGACTCTTGGGATTAAGAGTCCCCTGCTTTAGCCAATTAAGCTAAGGAAGAGTATAGTTAACTAATAATTAATATTAGCTAATTATAAAATTAGTTGGCTGCGGTAATAGGAATCGAATCTATATTCTAAGTACCAGAAACTTATGTCCTAGTCCATTAGACGATACCGCAATTAACAAGGTGGTTGGATTCGAACCAACACCTACCAGTATTAGTACAACACCGTTGCATACACTAATACCCGCTATGCTCCCAGTTTAGGCATACACCACACCTCGATATGGTCGGAGTAGCTGGATTCGAACCAGCGACCTACCGCTCCCAAAGCGGTCGCGCTACCAACTGCGCTATACTCCGATATGGTGGAGACAAAAGGAGTTGAACCTTTGACACGAGGATTTTCAGCCCTCTGCTCTACCAATTGAGCTATGTCTCCAAATATGGCACGCGATGAATGATTCGAACATTCATGAGCAGTTTTGGAGACTGTCAGCCTACTGTTAGCTGAATCGCGTGTTTTTGGCGGGAACTGAAAGAATTGAACTTCCATGGCGAATTTAACAGACTCGTGTTCTACCATTGAACTAAGTTCCCATATAAAATGCTCTTAACTATATCCTAATTTCCGCCATAGGATTAGGCACCTCTACGCTAAGTTAAGAGCTGCATAGAGTCTTATAATGGTGGGAAGCTAGAAGAGTCGAACTTCTATCTCCAGGTTATCTCGGTATGGTGTTTTGCCATTAAACTAAACTCCCCAAGTGAAATAGTCCTGTTAACGTTTTTCCGCAGCTTTAAGATTGCGGATTTTGCGCTGAATCTTGCGGAGAACGCCTGGTGAATCTACATTCTTGCCATTCTCTTTGAGACGATTATAGCGCGACTCTAGTTCTCTAAGCGTATGGGTCATTATTAAAAACCTTTCTTCACAAGATAAATACGTTTACAGTTCATAGCCAATAGAAACGGTTACATTTTGTAACCTTTTCTATAGTATTTAGTCTGTAGTTCATTTTGTTAAAACTTTTTCTACAAGACAAAATACATTTAATCAAGGCACCAAATTTGAACGAGTCAGTCTAAAATTCTGATGTTTTTCCATAAAATGGATTGCTGCTAGTGCCTTTATGTTATTTATAATTGTGATGGAACAATTACGCTATCATAACGAGAATCGCTAAGAGTCTGTTCCATCATTTCAAAAGCGGATAGCTCCATACCTTTAATCAGATTCTTAAAGGTAGAAGTAGATTGACCAGAAACAAGAAGTGCATCTGGGTCATTCTTAGAAGCCAAGAATGTATCTTGCCTAGAGCTTACATTCCAATAGACAAGTTTAGGCATTTCATATCCCGCATTAGCAAAACGTTCTCTCATTTCTGCTGTGAAGGTAAGTTTACCACCACCCCACGCATCAATTTCCATATCAGAAATGATAATGAGTGCTTTTGGCAAATCTTCTTGCGGGCAATGAGTACGAACAGCAGTATTGAGAATTACTTCAAAAGCCTTTTCGAGATTGGTATTGTAACCAACATTTTCTGTGACTTTACGGTATTTCCTCTTTAAACTCCAGCTTTCGGCAAGGGTAACAAGTCTAGGCTGATTTGTAAAAGTCATAAACTTATTTGCAAATTCACCCTTATTACGCTCGGCAAAGTAAATTGCCAGACCAACGGAAGTAGCCATTGGTCGTCCACTCATAGAGCCAGAAACATCAGCCATGATGAGGAAGTTATTGTCTCCCTCAACATAGTTTGGAAGTGCATTCCATTGTGCTTCAGCTACGTCACGACTGCTACGCTCAAGTGTTTCGATGACGTTATATGGATAAAGTGTAGCGGCGTTAATCTTAACATAGCCAGACTTAACAGCGTCCATGTAGCGATTGAAACCCTCATAATCATGGCGTGCAAATGCGCTGCCGTAGTTAGACATTGCGTTAGATGGAACAGCCTTATAGTCAATGTCAGTCCACTTGTTAGCAGACATCTTGACCTCGGTTACGTCAATGTACTTGCGAAGTGCAGAGAGATTCTTGCGATACTCTCGTGGCGTGGTGTTAAACGCCTTAACGAAGCGGTGTGCGAGTGCCTTGGTGTGCTCACTTGATGCGTTGATGGATGGCATCCACTTTGCAAGAAGTGAGACGTTCCCGTACTTGTCCATTTGACGCTTGTCAAATACAAGCTCCTTTTTGACAAACTCAATCATGTCTGTTTCAACAGACGTGTCAAAGAACACGAATAGGTCGTCATAACGACCGAACTTAATGATGTTCTTGAAGTTTGCGACTACAACTTCTGGATAAAGAAGCGCAAGCTCACGAAGCATGAGTCTGCCAACAGCTCGCTCGCCAAGACCGCCACGAACGTCACGTCCGTAGAAAGCCATCTTAGTGGCAAGGTCAGCGTTCTCACGAAA